GTCAAAGAAACTTATAAATTAGAATTAGAAAACTATAAACGTAAAAAAGAATTAGCAAAAGGTAATCAAGAAGAATTACAGAAATTAAGACAAGAAGAAAAAATACTTATTGCTACACATCAAAAAGAGTTAAAAGATGCATATATAAAGCATCAAGAAGAGATAAGAAAAGCACAAGAAGAATTAGCAAAAAAAGAATTAGAAAGGTTAAAGAAACAACGTGAAGATTCACAAAAAATGGTTGATGATATTGGTTTTATGCAAACTAAATCAATATCAGAATATAAAGATGCAAAAGATAGACAATTAGAAGTTGATGATAATTATTATAAAGAAGTTTCAGCATTAGCAGATAAACAATTAACTGAAAATGCACAAAGAGCAGAAAAAGAAAAACAATTACAAAAAGATGTAGTAAATGCAAAATTTCAAATTGCTTATGATTCACTTGCTTTAATTTCAAATATTACAAGCCTATTTGGTCAACGTAATGAAAAAGAAGCAAAGAAAGCATTTCAAATAGATAAGGCTGCTAAATTAGCAAGTGCAACTATTTCAGGTATTGAAGGAACTATAAACGCCTATACAACTGCACAAAAATCTCCAATTACTGCATTATTCCCTGCTTATCCAGCAATACAAGCAGGTTTGGCAGGTGCTTTTGCAGCAGTTAATATTGCAAAAATATCACAAACACAATTTCAAGGTGGTAATAATAACATAGATTCATCAAATGCACCTATGGGTGGTGCTTCACAATCAATGACTCCACAATTTAATGTAGTAGGAGGTAATCAAACATCACAACTATTACAAGGTTTATCAATGCAACCACTTAAAGCCTATGTTGTTGCAAGTGATATTACAACTGCTCAAATGCTCGAGCAGAAAGCAATTAAAACAAGTGTATTATAATTAAGTTATATAAGTATGTTACAAGAAGTAGAATTAAAAATAGAAGATGCGAAAGATGGTGTTTTCGCTATTTCACTCGTAGAGAATCCTGCAATCGAAGAAGATTTTATTGCATTATCTTCTGAAAAGGTAGAGTTAAAAGTTATCGATTCTGAAAGAAGGATAGTAGTAGGTTTTGCATTAGTTCCTGACAAACGTATTTATCGTGTTTTGAAAGGCAAAGAGTTTAACATTTATTTCTCTGCTGATACGATACGAGAGGCTCAAGAGTTATATATGAAGCAACTTAATCTACAAAACTTCACTTTAGAACACGAGAAAAACACGGATGGAGTATCAGTGATTGAAAGTTGGATAGTAGAAGACCCGAGCAATGACAAATCAAACTTATACAACTTAAATCCTAAAGGTGGTGAATGGGTAGTAATGAGTAAGATTGATAATGAGCAAGTATGGCAACAAGTAAAAGACGGAACATATAAAGGTTACTCAATCGAAGCAATGTTTAGTGGTCTTGAAAAATTAGGGCTATCAAAAGACGAAGAATTATTAGAGCAAATTAAAAAAATACTTTCTAAAATATGAAAATGAAACAGGATAAATATAAACAAGTTAAATAAGTAAATAGTAATAGTATGAACAAGACAACAAAAATCTTAAACGAAGTAAAAACACTTCTCGGGATGGAAGTAAAACTTGCTCAGATGAAACTACAAGATGGAGTAACTGTTATCGAAGCAGAAAGTTTTGAGGCAGGTTATTCAGTTGGAATAGTTACACCTGAAGGTATAGTTCCTGCACCAGTTGGTGAACACATTTTAGAAGATGGTCGTATTTTGGTTATCGAGCAAGAAGGAGTAATTAAAGAAATTAAAGATGCTCAAACTGAAACTGCACAACCTGAACCTGAAATTGAAGTAGAAGTAGAAGCATCTGAGGAAGTATCAGGGCCTACTGCTAAAAAAGTAGTTGAAACAATTTCTAAAGAATTGTATTTCGCTGAAATCGAATCATTGATGGCAGAAAATACAAAACTTAAAGAAGAACTACAAAAATTAACTGAATTGAAAGCACAAGAGGTTGAAAAAGCAGAAAAAAATGAACCTGCAACTGATCCAATTGTATTCAATCCTGAAACTAAATTAAGCAAAAATACAAATAGCTTATTTAACAAAAAAGGAAATATAAACGAATTTTTAAACGCTAAATTAAATAAATAACAAATGGCAACAGATTTAACAGTAAGTAGCAACTATGCGGGACAGGTTGCAGGAGAAATAATCGGAAAAGCATTCAAAGAAGCAACGACTATTTCAAGAGGTCTTATCACGGTATTACCTGATATTGATTTTCAAATTTCATTAAGAAAAATTGAGTATGCAGATGGTCGTAAAGACTATGCATGTGGTTGGAATCCATCAGGTGCAATTACATTAAATGAAAAATTGTTAACACCTAAAAAAATCCAAGTTCCTTTGGAAATATGTAAAGAGGAATTAAGACAAATTTGGTCAAGTGCATCTATGGGATTTTCTGCTCATAATGACGAAATGCCAGCAGATGTTGAAACAGCATTAATTTCTCAAGTATTAGGAGATACAGCAGTTGGAGTTGATGAGGACATTTGGAATGGTAATGGTGCTACTTCTGGACATTTTGAAGGATTTATTCCTAAGTTCGAAGCTGATGGAGATGTAATCAAAGCAAATAACGGTATTGTACCAGCAGCAGAAGCAATTGATGAAGACAATGTACTTGCTGAAACTAAAAAAGCAATTGCAGCTATTCCGGTAGCAGTTCGTAAATCAGCAGGTTTAGTAATCGGTATTTCTGAAAATTGGGCTACTGCTTATAACAATTTATTGGTAACACAAGGAATAAATAATGGTTTAGGTGGTGATGACAAAATGATGAAATTTGGTCGTTACACACTTGAAGTAATTGATACGTTACCTGACAATACATTCGTAGCTTATGACAAGAAAAACCTTGCATTTGGTACAGGTCTATTGGCTGACCATAATGAAATCCGTATCAAAGACATGGATGAGTATGATATGACAGGTATGGTCCGTTTCAATATGGTATATACAGGTGGTGTTGAGTATGCATTCGGTTCTGAAATCGTATGGTATTTGTCAACTACAGCAGTAGACTAATATTAACCTATTAATTATCGAGGGAGGGGTAAAATACTCCTCCCTTTTTTTATAAACTTTAAATAATTTAAAAAATGGCTTGTGATATTTCAAAAGGTAGAGCATTACCTTGTACAGATGCAGTAGGTGGATTAGATGCAGTATATTTAATCAATGCCTCTGACCCAATCTTAGCAATTACTTATTTAACGGGAGATAATTCAGATGTAATTGATACATCTACAGGTTCTCCAACACTTTACAAATACGATTTGAAAGGTACATCTACTTTTAATCAAGTAATGACTACATCTCGTGAAAACGGAACTACATTTGTTGAGCAAACACTTGTTTTAAATTTACCTGTAATGAGTGCAACAATGCACAAAGAATTAAAACTTCTTGCTTATGGTAATCCTCAAGTAATTGTTAAAACAAATGCAGGAAACTTTTTCTTAGTAGGTAAAGAATTTGGATGTGATCTAACTACAATCAATGCAAATAGTGGTGCAGCAATGGGCGATATGACAGGGTATGAAGTTACTCTTGTTGCTCGTGAGAAAACTTTTGCTAACTATTTCGATGCTACAACAGAAGCAGCATTATTAACAGATATAGGTGGAACAGTAGTTTCTTAATACCTAAACAACGATAAAAGAGGGATGCAGAGATGTATCCCTTTTTTTATTTAAAACAAAAACACGGATAGTAAGTTATATAAGTATATGATTATCCTAAAAGAACAAAATACATCGCAGACTTTTAAGTTTATTCCGAGATATTACACTGGAGTGAATTTACGCTTAGTCAATGAAAGTAGTGGTCAAGTATATAGTTATAACGTATCTCCTGAACGTATAGGATATTACCATCAGATTACGCATATCGTAGATACTAAAGAGGGTAACTTTTACTCACTTACTATATTCGATGACGATGCGAATGTAGTTTACAAGGATAAAGTATTTTGCACAAATCAAGAAATCACGGAATACACAATTAATAAGGATGAATATGTACAAAAGTCATCTGACAACGAATTTATAATTTATGAATGATATTCACGTTATCAATTTAAGCCAATACACACAGCCTAAAATTGTCGAAAGCAAACGTAATGAATGGGTGGAATATGGAGAGCATAATAAATATTATGATTTTCTTATAGACTGCTATCAAAATTCAACTACGAACAATGCTTGTATAAACAACATTTCACGATTGATTTATGGCAATGGTTTAAGTGCTAAAGATGCAGGAAGAAAGCCAAACGAATATGCACAGATGAAGATGCTATTCGGCAAGAATATGCTTCGTTCTGTCATTATGGATTTGAAGATGTTAGGCAATTGTGCGTTTCAAGTCATATATAGCAAAGACAGAAAAAAGATAGCGAGAGTAGAGCATTTACCTATTAACTTAATCAGACCCGAAAAGTGCGATGAGAAAGGAAAAATAAACGCTTATTACTATTCTGATAATTGGGAGGATGTACGCAAATATGTACCGACAAGAATACCTGCAATGGGTACTTCAAATGAAAGTATTGAAGTCCTTGTATTAGGCAATTATTCAGTAGGGCAAAAGTATTTCTCATTTGTTGATTATTTAGGTGCTTTGGACTATTGCGTAGCAGAAGAAGAAATTGCTGCTTATTTAGTCAATGAGATTAAAAATAGTTTTTCGGGAACTAAAGTAATCAATTTCAACGGACTTGTACCAACAGAGGAACAACAACAAGAAATCACTTCTAAAGTGATGGGCAAGTTGACAGGTAGTACAGGACAGAAAGTTATCGTTTCTTTTAACAATAATAAAGACCTTGCTACTACTGTTGAAGATATAAGTTTGACAGATGCACCAGAGCATTATTCGTGGTTAGCTACGGAAGCACGGGATAAGATATTAAACGGACATAACATTATTAGTTCATTCTTGGTAGGTATTAATCAAGGTGGGCAAGGATTCAGTTCTACTGCTGATGAAATAAAAATTGCTTCAGTTTATTTCTACAATACAGTTATCCGACCATTTCAAGAAATATTATTAGACGGATTAGATAAAATACTTGCTTATAACGGAATTTCTTTAGACTTATATTTTGAAAGATTGACAATTATAGACCCTGAACAAACACAGGTAAATATGAGCAGTCAAGAAGAAATAAGTGATGAGGATGCAGATGCTTTTTTAGATGAATTATCAGGCGAATGTTTAAGTGATGAGTGGGAAGTTGTAGCGAAACGAGAATACAAAGATACAAACTGTAGTATTGATGAGTGGATACAAGAACACGAACCTAAAAAATCAATGCTTACTAAACTTGCTGATTATATTACTTCGTTTCCAAGTAGAGATTCAAACTTAGATAAATCAGTTTACAAAGTTAGATACGAGTATTCTGCACGATATAATAAAGACAAAACAAGAAGATTCTGTTCTAATATGATGAGTAGAACTGCAAATGGTGTAGTTTATAGATTAGAAGATATTGACAAAGCAAGTAGAGCAGGAGTAAATAAACAATTAGGTCATAAAGGACAACCTTATGATTTATTCAAGTTCAAAGGTGGTGTTAATTGTGGTCATTACTGGAGTGAAGTACTTTATAAACTAAAGACTAAAAAAGATGGTAAAGGCTATGTAGAAGATAAGGCATTAAGTTCATCTGAAGAAGTAGCAAGTATACCTAAATCATACAAGCCACGACCTTACGGAACTGCTGAAAGTAAAATCGCACCTTTTGATATGCCTGATAATGGACATCATCCTAATTATAGAAAATAATGGCACAAGCAATATTTGTAACAACAGAAGATATTAAGAAGTTCACTGCATTGAATGGTAATGTAGACCCTGACAAATTCATTCAGTTTGTAAAGATAGCACAAGACACACATATACAGGAGTATTTGGGTACACGATTATTTGAAAAGATAAACGATGACATTGTAGCTGATACATTAGCAGAACCATACACAACACTTCTGACAAAATATATTAAGCCAATGGTAATCCACTGGGCATTTTATGAATATTTACCTTTTGCGTCTTATCAGATAGCAAACAAGGGTATCTACAAGGGAGGTAGTGAAACAAGCGAAACAGTCAGCAAAGAGGAAGTTGATTACTTAATCAATAAACAACAAAGCATAGCACAACATTATACTACACGATTCAAAGACTATATGTGTTTCAATCAGGCATTATTCCCTGAATACTACGAGAATAGCAACGGAGATATGTTTCCGAATCAAAACACGATTAATTATGGCTGGTACTTATAAACCAAAACAAAGTAATATAATTAAATTACAAGCATTCATTAAATCATTAGCAAAATGAGAATCATAAAAAGAATCAAAGCAACTACTCCTCCTTTCTTTAAGAAAGTGAGAAATATTGGTTTAATAGTTGCAGGAGTAGGTACAGCAATAGCAACACTTCCTGTTAGTTTACCAGTTGGATTGGTTGCAGTATCTTCGTATTTAATTGCAATAGGCACAACTGCAGCCACTATTGCACAAACTGCTGAACAAAGATGACAATAGGAAGTTCTGAAATTTGGATGTTTATACTTGCTACTGCAACAGGTATAAT